ACAGATAACTTATTTGTATTAGGTAACGGCGAAAGTCGTTCAGGTATATCAGTACATAATTTACAAAGAGCAGGTAAAGTATGGGGTTGTAATGGTATGTATAGAGATTATGACCTAGATGGTTTGATTGCAGTTGACCCTATGTTAGAACATGAAATATACAGGTCAGGTTATGCACATAAACATCAAGTTTGGTTTAGAGATTGGGATAGTATGCCTGCTGACCACTATGATATGATGAAAGAAGCATTTGTAGGTAAAATGGAAAATGCTAAGATAAGAGAACATGGTGAGAAATCAGATAGTTTTGTTATACATGGTCAAAGTGCCATAAATCAAAAGAGAATTACAGAAAGATGGAAAGGCGATGGTTACGAAAACGTTTATTGTACATGGTTAAACGGAGGTGACAATGTGTCGCAATTGAAAGAATTAATGGTAGATGTTGATGGCGAACCTAGGGATATGGGTTGGTGCTCTGGCGCTAGTGCCATGTATGTTGCATGTAAAGTAGAACAACCAAAGCGTTGTTATTTACTAGGTATGGATATGTATAGTCAGACAGATAAGGTCAACAATCTATACAAAGGTACACAAGGTTATGTTTCTGCTGAGGAAAGTGCATTGATACCAGAGAATTGGGTTATACAAAAAGCGAAGGCAATGATGAGATTTCCAGATACAGATTTCATCAAGGTACAAGGAGAAGGATACCAAGAGATTCCAGAGTGGGAATCCGTGCCTAACGTTAGATATATGAACATTGAATTTTTTAAAAAAAAATTTATATTAGAGCTTGACAATGAGCAAGTTTTATGATATAATAGAGATATCTTATAAAGGCAATATAGTTGCAACTTTATTGCTGCTACTGGCTGAACAACAATTAAGAGGTTGTAAGGCATGGGTAGAGAGGGTTATGGGCGAATGCCTGAAGACACTCTATCTAGTTGTAAGTAGGGACCAATCTTTCATAGACATTGGACTCTTCCCGGAAGCTTGGGGGTAAACCAATAAATCCCTCGTAGCATGAGATAACTTGTATAAATAATAATGTCGATAATATAGACAATATAAACACAACGAATACAACAAAAGGAAAATATATGTCATTCGCAAATCTAAAAAGAAGTCGTGGCAACTTTGACAAACTAACCAAAGAGTTAGAAAAAGTTGCAACTCCAACTACAAATCAAAATTCATCAGGAGACGAAAGGTTCTGGAAACCAGAACTTGATAAAACTGGTAATGGTTTTGCCGTTATCAGATTTTTACCTGCCGTTGAAGGTGAAGAATTACCTTGGGCAAGAGTATGGTCACATGCTTTTCAAGGACCAGGTGGTTGGTACATTGAAAACAGTTTAACTACACTAGGTCAAAAAGATCCAGTTTCAGAGGAGAACACGAAGTTGTGGAACTCTGGTAGTGACGCTGATAAAGAAATTGCTAGAAAACGTAAAAGAAAGTTATCTTACTTTACGAACATTTTAGTTGTTTCAGACCCTAAACATCCTGAAAACGAAGGTCAAGTTAAGCTATACAAGTTTGGTAAGAAAATCTTTGACAAGGTTACAGAAGCTATGAAACCTGAATTTGAAGATGAGAAGGCAATCAACCCATTTGATTTTTGGGAAGGTGCAAACTTTAAATTAAAAATCAGAAAAGTTGATGGTTATTGGAATTATGACAAATCTGAATTTGAACCTATCTCTAAACTAAAAGAGACAGACGAAGAAATAGAACAGATTTGGAAAATGCAAAAACCTTTAAAAGAATTTTCTGCTGCTACAAACTTTAAATCATATGATGAGCTGAAAAGCAAATTTGAGAAAACTGTTTATGGCACAGGAAAATCTGAGACGGCAGAACAAGTAGATATCCCACCTGTAAGTGCTGCTGTTGAAGAAGTTAGTGAAGACCTAAAGCATGAAAGTATACCAACTCCAGAAGTTACTTCCCCTAGTAATGATGAAGATGATACTATGAATTACTTTAGCAAATTAGTCAACGACTAATCTCTCCTAGTAAGTAATATAATCACTAACGAAAGGGCGGCCTAGTGTCGCCCTTTTTTACATATAAATAGGGACATGATTAAAAGTTTTATTGAACATAGACTATTTCCTACTACAGTATATCAGAATGAGATACCTGTAAATCAAAACGAATTTACTACAATAAAAGAAATAGATTATGAGCGTATGCCTAGTGATAATGGGTATATGACAAGGTACAAAAGAATTTTAACACTATTACCTGATACAAGAAAATCAATAGAAAAACATATAAATTATTATGCTTATGATGTACTAGGTATATCTCATAAACATAAATTTCATATCACTACAAGTTGGGTTAACAGACATAAAACAGGTGATAAAGCACACACACATTTTCATGCTAATTCATTGATAAGTGGTTGTTACTATCTAAAAATGCCAGAGAGTGGTGGTGATATTTGTTTTCCTAAACCTACTAATCATAATAATTTTTTAAGTGATACATTTAATTTTGACACACAGGTAACTAACGAAAGAAATTCAGCAGAGTATAAGATAGATGTTAAAGAGGGTATGATACTATTATTTCCGTCTCAGACAAGACATTTTACTCAGATAAATAATTCTATAGAGGATAGATACTCACTTGCATTTAATGTATGGACTAAAGGTGAGATAGGTTACGAAGATATAGAAAAGATTAAATTATAATGGATTTATTTTTAGACATATTAGTTGATTTTGGATTACCAGTTGCTGGTGCAATGGTAATGGGTGTCTTTATATACATTATTCTTAAATACATATTAGCAGGTGTTGTAGGTCAAGTTGCCACAATCACAATGTTAATCTCAGCATTAGACAATAGAATTAAAACAATGAACCACGACATGATTAAATTAGACATATTAATTAGTAGTGCTTTAAATTTACGACCAGATTTAGATAGAGTATCTAGGTCAGATGGTAAAGAAGACGCAAGGAAAGATTGATGGTTGAAGTAGAAATAACATCACCAATTATAGATATATTAAATAGATATGGATTTGCCTCTGTAGCTGCCATTGCCATGGGTTGGTTTATCTATTTTATATACAACTTTGTGACGGGTAATATCATAGAGAAATTAGACAAGGCACAGATTACCACTATAGCACTAATAGACCGTATTAGAATGCTAGACAATGACTTAATACGTTTAAGGTCAAAACTTAATACAGTATTAGAAATGAGAGAAAATGAAGAAAATAACAGACGTAAAAAACCAGATTAGTTACCTTAACGGATTATTTCAAGGCGCCCTTGCATTATTAGCATTGTTTGGAATAGCGATATTACTCGTATTCATCACTCAATTATTATAAATAGTAGCATGAAAAGTACACTAAAAAGTGTACTAGGGGTTATCTTGCTATGTACTTTTGTGACATCCACTAGTACATCATCAGAAATTGTCCATGAGTTTAAAAATCCTGCGTTTAGCGGCAATGGGTATAGTTCACATGTACTTTCTGTAGAACAGTTACAAGCAAACAGAAAAAAAGGTGTAGCTGATGACGCTAAGTCAGCAGCATCAGCAGCTGAAAGAGCAGAGAAGAATAAAACAATAAACAAATTTATTGCCAATGTAGAAAGTAGAATTTACGCTAATCTTTCTAAACAGTTAGTAGATAACATGTTTGGTGAAGGATGTTCAGGTACTTGTCCTACATCTGGTACTGCTGATATAGAAGGTTCTACAATTTATTGGGTCAAAGATACAACCACAGAAATAATTACATTAACAATTACTGATCCAAATGGCACGGTAACAGAAATGACCGTACCAATGGGTGATTTTAATTTTTAGGAAAGTTATGGGTGCATTAGAAATATTAAAAGTGTTAGGAGTGGTGTGTTTGTTGACTGGTTGTGCTAGTACAAATAGTGCTTATAAGAATGGCGAATTTAAAGCACCATACATAGAAGGCACAACAACAAGCAAGTTGTTAGAAGAAATACCTGATTTAGAAAATCAACCACAGATAACAATTGCAGTTTATGATTTTAGCGACCAAACTGGTCAAAGAAAACCAAGTACAAAGTTTTCTCAATTATCAACGGCAGTAACACAAGGTCCTGATGTATGGGTTATCAATGCATTAAAAATTGTGAGTGGTGGTGATTGGTTTAAAGTTGTAGAACGAAAAGGTCTAAATAATTTAGTTAAAGAAAGACAATTAATTAGGTCTACTAGAGAATTATATGATGGAGAAAGTGATGTTAAAAATCAATTAAAACCTATGTTATTTGCCGGTCTTATTGTAGAGGGTGGCATAGTAGGTTATGATACTAACACACAATCTGGTGGTGTAGGTGCAAGATATTTTGGTATTGGTATCAATGAAATGTACCGTACAGACCAAGTAACAGTTTCATTAAGATTAGTTGCAGTACAAACAGGAGAAATATTATTAACTGTTAATGCAACAAAAACAATTGCCTCTTATAGTAAAGGCGGCGATGTGTTTAGATTTTTAGATATGGGTACAAGAGCACTTGAACTAGAACAAGGTTCAGCTGTGAATGAACCAGTTAGTTATGCTATACGAACAGCAATAGAATATGCAATCTTGCAAATGATTTATGAAGGTGTAAATTATGATTTATGGAAAATGCAAGGTGTAAAGGAGATAAAAATACATGAAAACAATAACTAAAATAGTTATGTTTTTGATGATGTTAACAATGCCAGTAATGGCAAACGACATATATGTGACACAATCTGGAGCTACATTGACTTTAGATGTATTACAAGATGGACAAAACAACACAATAGGTAACAGTACCACAGCGTCAACAGTAACAGGTGCTACATCTAACTTTAACATTGACCAAATTGGTGATAGTAACATATTAACCTTTGATATCAATGGTGCAAGTTACACAGGTACATTTAGTACAACTGGTAATAGTAACGACATTGACTTTAATTGTGATAGTGGTGGAACAGTTAGTTCATGTGCTTCTGTAACTGCTTCAATTGTTTGGGTAGGTTCTTCAAATGACCTAGACATTGATGTTGGTGAAACAGCAGACGCTACAGGTGCTGGTATTACAATATCAGGTGCGTCAGGTAGTGATAGTAATGTTATAAATGCTACAATAGATGGTACAAGTGTTATCCTTACTTTATCAGTAAACGGTGATACTAACAATTACTTACTAGACATAGACGGAGATGGTGATAGTGCAGGACATACACTTATACACACACATACAGGTTCAATCGCTGATGTTGATATCACACAATCAGGTATCTATGACAATATGATTACACTAACAACTTCAGGTGATAACCACGATATAGATATAATCCAGAGAGACT